AAAAACGCTTCCCGCTATGTCCGTGTGTATGAAAAAGGTAAGCAGCTCGGCGATGAAATGAGTCCTTGGGTTCGCGCGGAAGTCGAATTCAGAAGCCGCGATATTGTTATACCGCATGATGTTTTGATTGAGCCGGGCAAATATTTGGCGGGTTCGTACCCTGCCCTTGAAGCCATACTGAATAGTTATTCTCAAACTCCGGCAAAAGTGGAAGTCAAAAAAAAAATTGAGGATATATCAGTTGCGCATGTTTTGAAGTATGCATCTATGCAGTCTGCACCGTCGATTGTGATGCTCAAAGAACAGAATTTAAGCAATGACGAAATAGTTGAAATTTTGCTTAATGGTCATGACAAAATGCCTAAACGTCTGAAAAAAGAAGCATTTGACTGCATGGAATTAAATATTCGATTTGTTCACGAATTTGGCAGATTGCCATTAACGGAAAGCGAAATAATCGAAAAATTCGCAGATAGTTTGTCAGCCGATAAGCCGAAAATGAAGCATAGAACAATGGCCGATTATCTTCGTTTGAGTGATGAAGTCAAATTGAATAATCAGTTTAAACCATTCCGATCAGGCGGCGGAACAAGCAAGTCCTATTTAGATTATATGGCTGATAGGCACGGTACACCGTCTTTTATTTTAAACCCAAACTTTAAGGATTGATTATATGTTGATGATTTTGAAAAAAGTATCTTGGAACAAAGGTACAACCGATAACGGTATTGATTATGACTATTGCCGTATACTTTGCGATATTCCTGTTTATGAGGGGTCAAAGAATGAATTTGGCGTAGATAGCTTTGAACTGGAATTAGGTACAAGTGAGAAGCATAAAGAGCTTTTGCATCTGAAAGGCAAGCTTCCTCCGCCCTCGAAGGTTGGGAATCACGAAGCCAAAAAAGGCAAGAATTTTGTGCGCGTTGTGGACCATATCCGCGAAATTAAACAGGTCGAAAAATCATGATGTTTCAGAAAAAAGAAAGATTGATGACTCTGGAACAAGTATTGCATGTTTTCGGCCGTGTCATCAAAGATTGCAATGTTTACCAAGTCGTAACCGTTGGTGCAAAAGGCAAAGAGAAGCACTATTCCTACGTCATGAAGCCTCATGACAGGTTTGTAGTGTAGAGTTTTTGGGCTGGCCGTTTGCCTGTGAAAACGGCAAATCTTTTATTTTGAAAGGAAATAGCATGTCTATTTTGCAAACTTGGAAGGCTAAAGCCGCTGCGGCTTCTGTTTTGGTGTTAACCGCCCTGCCCGCTTCTGCCGAAGGTTGGACAGATATTGGCACTAAAGCCGCAGAAGCAATGTCCCAATTCGTAACCGTTGTTTCAACGATTGGTCTTGCTGCTCTGTCCGTCATTATTGCCGTTTCCGGCATCAAGACGGCGTTCAACATGGTTCGTTCCATTGGTCGTTAATTGAGGGTTTGGCAATGATGTATAGGGTCGGTTTTCAGTGCGTGAGCGAGTCTCAAGCGTATGACTTGGTTTTATCGTCATTGCCTCCTTTCTATATGCCCGATGGTTCGTTGGCTCGTCCGTATTTGAATAATGAGGTTTGGATGTACAACGGGAAACCTGTTGTTTTGGATTTTCCAGCGTGTGATCCGGTATCGCAAATAGGTGATGGTGCTTGGTTTGGCGGTCAATTATTGATTTTGATGGTTATTGCATTTGGATTTAGGCAGATTTTCGGGCTGATTCGTAACGTTGGGGGTATTGACAATGCTGATTGATGTTTTTTGGTTTTATGGTTTTTTATCTGTTTTTTTAACTGCTTGGGTTATTTTAGGGGCTTTGAAATGATTGCGAATAAGAAAGAAAAAGCGGCCATAAACAACGGGATAGGATGGCGCGAGCCGCCTATCCCGTTGTTTATGGCCGCGTTTCGGCGTAAGCGCAAATTCACTTTTGCGTTATTTATAAAACTATTATTTTTATTATTATTTTTTGTTCTTGCGAAAGCATCTTATGCTGAAGATGTAATAATGAATAAAACGAAAAAATGCGGTGCTTTTTTTTGCGAAGTAGAAAAGCCTAAAGATGGGAAATATAAAGACCCGGTATCAGTCGATGATACTTATTGTCTTGGGTCTTATTGTTTTGTTTGGAGTAAGGCTGATGGTAGTAGTTCTTCTTCCAGCTCTTCTGGTTCTTCTGGCTCTTCTGGAAATGGAAGCGGTGGGAAGCCTTCGGGCGGCTCTTCTTCGGACGGCACAATGGAAATGGTAGACATTGATAAGTCTGTTTGGGATGAAATGAGAAAACATCGTGAGGAGCGGGAAAGAAAAAATGGTGGTTCCTCTTCCGGTGGCGGTGGCTCTTCTGGTCAAAACGGTGGCGGCAAAAACGACGGTGGCAAAAATGGCAAAAACGACGGTGGCAAAAACGGTCAAAAGCAAGAGGGCGAAATAGGTCCGGTGGGCGGTTGGCTAAAAGAGCCGGAACATAAGGCTCCTAAAGGAAAGATTTATCGTGTTGCGGTTGGCTGTCATATGGATAAAGACTGTGCGTATGAAGAATTTTCGTATGATTTAAATGTATCTTGTTCCGGTTCGGTTTCATCCGGTAAGTATATTCCTTCGGGACATACTTATAGTTTGCATGTTCGTAACGGGGTTTGTTATTACGATGTTTATTCTAAGGGCAAATTGATAGAGGAACGTATAGCTAAATACGATTCTATATCAGTGAATGACGTTCCGGAAGGCAAAAAGCCTAAGGACGAAAAAAAGAAAGACGAAAAGCCCAAAGACGATAAGGCGAAAGAGTGTTTAGACAACAATCCGCACATTTGCAAAGGCAAAGACGGCAAGTGGAAAGATACCCGTGAAGACGGCAAGCCGAAGGATCAGCAAAAGCCCGAAGATAAGGGCGTTTTTAAAGATAAAGACGGCGTTTATCGCAGCGAAGATGACGGCGGCGAAGTTCATAAAGACAAAGACGGTAAAGACGGAAATGACGGGCAGAATGGCCGTGATGGTAGAAATGCTGAAGGTAAAGATTACGGCGGGATTTTAAGTGATATAAAAAAAAGTATTGATAATGTTAATAAAAGTATAGTTGATGGATTTAACAGCATGAAGGAAGGCAGGGGCAAAGGTTATGGTTCTTCGTCCGGTGATAAAAAAGGCGATGGCAAGGAAGGCAAGGGCAAAGGTGATGGTTCTTCGTCCGGTGATAAAAAAGGCGATGGCAAGGAAGGCAGGGGCAAAGGTGATGGTTCTTCGTCCGGTGATAAAAAAGGTGATGGAAAGGCTGAAGAGGGTTATCAGGGCAATCCCGAATGGGATAAATTGAACGGTATGGGTGATGCTGAATTCACTAAGGGTAAAAAATTCGGTGAGGCCGGTTATTGCCCTGCTCCCGTGCGATTTAATATTTCGATAATGGGTAAATCCATGAATTTGTCTTTCTCGTATGAGTGGATTTGCGATGTCGCCAGAAAGTTACGCCCTGTTGTTGTTGCGTTTGCTTACTGCATAGCGTCGGCCGTTTGTCTTCGTGGTTTGTCATCTTCTTGGCCGTTGTTGTGGCCGTTTTTTCGGCCATGTCGGCTTTTCAGCAGCTGTTTGGTGCTGGAGGGGTTGCTCCGGTGTCAAAGGTAGAAAAGGTGCATGAAAAGGCGCATGAAAAGGCGGGAAATATGCAGGAATTGCCCGCTGTTGATTTGGGTGATGCGCGTTCTGCCGCTATTTCGCATGCGGCCGGGAAGGTGGGCGATGATGTAAGAAACGCCGTTGCGGGTGAGCGGGGGCTGTTGCCTGAAATGTTTGTGCCTGCAATACCGGAAATGGTCGAATCTAAGCCCATATATGACCAAGTGAGGCAGGTAAGGCAGTATGAGTACGCAACGGCATGTATCAGCGGTAAAAGCGGTTGCAGTTGCTATACGGATCAGGGGACGAAGGTTAAAGAGATAAGCAATAAATTGTGTCTTGAGTATGTTAGAGACGGCCTGCCGTTTAATCCGTATCGTGAGCCCAGGCAGGATAATGCCGTTCAGCCTGCGCCTTCTGTGGCTGATAGCGGCGGCGGCGGTCAGGTTTACGCCCTGTCGGGGCATGACAAGCTGACTTTGCTGCCCGATCATACTAAGGGTCCGTCTGCACAATGATAAAAGGCCGTCTGGAAGGTTTCAGACGGCCTTTATTCTGCTCCGCCTGCACTGCCTGACTTTCCTAGCCTGCTCTTCCGGGTATGTTGGCCAAAACCTCCACTGTTGGACGTTCGGGGAAGCGGAAAGGTGTCAAGGGGGAAGCTTTGTAAAGATTGGAACAATC